GTACTTCATCCCCAAGACCTCCAGCCCCTTGACGTACATCTCGACCCAGTCCTTGCGGCTGGTGATGTCCGCGTCCACCAGGGCCACGATGTCGCTGGCCAGCGTCTGCAGAGCGCTCTCGTCCATGGACTCCGCAAGGTTGTCACCGAACTCCTGCGGGCCTTCGCTCCCGGGCTCCAGGGTGATCTCCAGGCCGTCTACGCCGACCGTGACGCTGTCGGGGTTCTCGATCTCAATCTCGATGCCACCCATTTCTTGGACGTCAGCTTCCAGCCCCACAGGGGCGGCATACAGCGCCTTGTCGATATTCGTTGCCATGATGTGTCCTTAGTAATACGCCGCCCTGCGGCTGCTGCGGAACTCGCGCGGCTCTTCAGGCTCGTCTGACGGCAGGCGGATGAAGCCGCCCTGGCGCACGCGCATGAGCGCCTGCGTGCAAGTATCGACGTAGTCGTCGTGTTCACCAGCGGGGAAGGCTGCGACCTCCTCGATGACCTCGCGTGCCCAGCGTGTGTCTGGCGCCCACACGCGCCCGGATGCGAACATGTCCGAGACCGCGTTCAACCGCACGACCTTGTCGTTAGACTGGTTGGCCTTGCCACGTGAGGGGCTGAACTCGCTGAGCGGTATGCCCAACGCACGCAGCTCCTGAATGAGCGGTGCGCCAGCGGCCTTCTTCTCGATCAGACACGCGTCAGGCTCCCATTCACTGTAGTACTCAATCGCGCGTTTCTTCAGGTCAGGGAACGCCCAGCGCCCCTTGATGGCGTCGAGCAGGATGATATGCGCGTTGTCGTTGTCCTCCTCGTTGAACCACACACCCCACGTTGTGCAGGCGCTGTAGTCAGCGGAGGTCTTCGTCTCGTGCGCAGTGTCCCACGACTGGATGATGTACTCGCACTTCGGCGGCTTCTCAGGCTCCCAGATGCGCCAGGACTCGCGCTTGATGACCGCCGCGACCTCAGAGGTGGGGTTCTGTATGTACTGCGCCTGCCAGAAGCGCGGGTCCATGCCCGCACGTTTGGCTTGCAACTCGGCAAGCGGCCACTGCTCAGGCCACAAACTCTTCTCTTCAGGCGTGTGCTCGTTGAGGATGGCAGGAAGCTCGACAATCTCCCACTTGTCAGCATCAGGATTCTTGATCTGATGCTTGATGAGCATGCCTGTCAGGTCAATCTCGCTCCACCTCGTCATGATGACGATGATCGCACCCCCGGGCATCAAGCGCTGGAGTGGACCGGTCTGGAACCAATTCCACGCCGCATCAAAAGGCGTGCGTGTGCCCGCCTTGATGTCCTGTTCTGAGTGCGGATCGTCAATGACGAACAAGTCCGCGCCCCGGCCTGCGATGCTGCCACCTACACCGACCGCGTAGTACTGCCCACCCTCGGTCGTAGACCACTTTCCTGCCGCTTTTTGGTCCTCAGAAACCGCTGTTTTGGAAAAAATGGGCGTGTAGACGTCTGTTGCGATGAGGTTTTTGATCCGACGCCCGAAATCCTCCGACAGGGACGCAGTGTGCGTGCCCATGATGACCTTTTTGTGCGGAAATTTGCCCAAAAAGTAGGCCGGAAACAGGTATGAACTGAACTCCGACTTGCCCATACGAGGCGCAATGTTGATAATTACGCGATGTTTGCGCCCATTAACGATGTCGTCAAAAATTTTACTGAGCGCACGGTGGTGGGCGCCTTCTTTGAACCCCGGATAGACGCTGTGCGCGAAGCCAACCACTGAATTTTGTGCGGCTTGCAGACGGCTGCGCCGCTCTTTCTCTTCGAGCAGGTCGAAAAGCTCCATCTTTTCCTTGACGGAAAGCGTAGGCAGCGCGGCCTGGAGGGCTTTTGCTTCTGCGGGGGTCAGGAAATCAGGCAGCTTCATGCTTGCGACAACAAAACTGCGTCTGAGACGGGCTGCGCGTCAACAACACCCATGAAGCGTGACAGCTTCTCCTTGATCTTGTCATCAAGTTCGGTGTCGGTGACGTTTGTTTTCTTGACCTCGACCCTGTCGGTAAAGAGCGCCACTTCAGTTACGCGTCCCAGTAGCTCCAATGCGCGCAGACGTATGCGTGCGTCAGGGTGCTTGGTCTCTTCGACAATCTTGGCGACCGCGTAGCCACGGATCTCCTTGGCCTGCTCCACGAACTCCCAGTCGTAGGCGGTCAGCATCCCTGTCAGGTGCTGCACAGCAGCCGGGGTCTTCAGCGCCAGCAGGCGCTCCTTCTGGGCCTTCTCTGGCGTATCGGGCGCAACGACTGCAGCGAACGCACTCTGAGCCATTGCCGCAGCGTTCTGGGCCTCGGTAGAGGCTGCCGTGGGTGCCCCCAGGCTGGCCAGCCAGTCGGCGGTGCCGTGCTGCGCGTTGATGACCTGAACAGGCGTGGCTTTGTCCACGTCCAACACGGCACTGGGCGTGTGGGTCACTACCTCGGGTTCGAAGTCCAGTAGGTGTTCAAGCATGTTTGTGCGCAAGGCGCAGAGAAACGGCGCCTGATGAGCGCGGAGTGTATACTTAGGTGGCTTGCTGCTGCAAGCATGCTTGTCTCCTTTCGCCGGGATGTCCCGGCTTGACCCGGGCTGATGCCCGGGTTTTTTTATTTGTGCATGTAAAGGATTTGACAAAACATATTTATTTTTTGTAGTAAAGGATTTGACACGTGTAGCTGCGTTTTGTAAAAATAATTAACCGCGTCGCGGCTGCAATTTGTGCAGTTTGTAAAAAATGCGTAGTGTGGTTGTGGATCAGTGTTCATATAACCACGCTACCTCGCTGCACAGTTCGGGGCTCCCCGGGTAGGGTGGGGTCGATAGGGTAGCCCAGCAGACCCCACAGCAGGGGGGTAGAACCCTTTATGAGAGCATTCGTTCTCGACGGTGTAGCAGCGTTTCTGCTACTAGGACACGTTGTCCTAGTTGGAGATTGCAACAATGAACACGCAAGCTTTTACCCTGGCTCTTTCCACCTTCATCAAGGGGTCGAACGATCTCGTGGCCACGCTGCGCAAGGCCGCCGTGGACGCGGGTTTCAAGACCTGGGAATCCGCGCGTCCCGTCGTCATCACCTTCGTTTCGGAGAAGTACGGCTGCCCGACGGTCGTCTCGAAGTCGCCCCAGAACAAGGGGCAGATGGTCCTTGATTCCAAGCACGCCGCCTATGTGGCGGCCCAGCGCGCCTTCGGGCGCCTGAAGGAAGCCCTGTGTGCTGACGCGGACGCGGCGCCTGCCGCGAAGGCCGACAACAAGATCGAGGGGTTCGACACCCCGGCTGAGATCGCCAAGCTTGCCGCCGCGCTTGTCGCGGCGTGCCGCGCGTACGATCTCGATGCGAAGGGGCTGAAGGCTCTCGCGGCGCAAGCCGTGGCCGAGGCCTTCGCCAAGAAGGCGTGAGGGTTCAACTAGGACACGTCGTCCTAGTTCCGCTACCGAGCGTAGCGGGCAGGCTTGTGCCTGCCCAGTGCGCTTGATGCCTGCGTCGCAGGCGGCGTGCTGTTGGAGAAGACGATGACCCGATACATCGGAAACGCATTCAGCTTGGGCATGGTGCCGAGGCACCTGCTCGGCGCTGTGCGCTTGGCGCCGTGCGACCGGCCCGACGTGGTCGGTTTGGTGAGCTGCGTCGGCCACGCCGACACTGCGGCCGTCCTGGGCGTGCCCATGGCACGCATATCGGTCACCCTGCAGCCCGGAGACGTGTTGTACGTCGCTCAATTGCGCGGTGGGCGCCTGCCTGAGGGCGCCACCACCCTGCCCGAGGGGTTCGGGTTCGATTGGGTTCGTGTGGAGGTGTGAGATGGTAGCGAAGGGACAGCGTGCCGGGTACATACAGGGGCTGATCAGCCCCGTGCCCCCGGGGATCACCATGAAGGTGGTCGAAGACGAGTACGGAAACGTCTCGGTCGAGATGGGTCAAGCCGGCCAGCTTGGCGCATGGAGGTTCAGTCCCTCCGTCTGGGACGAACCCGAGAAGATCCGCGCACAAGCGCGGGGCGAACTGGCTCGCATGAAGTGGGTTGCGACGGCACCAGACGTCGCTGGCGGCGATTGGTGGGGGTGAGCATGACCAACTAGGACAGCGTGTCCTAGTTGCCGCTACGAGCGTAGCGGGCTGCGTTCGCGCAGCCCAGTGCGCTTGATGCTCCCGTCGGGAGCGGCGTGCTGTTGGAGTGAGCACATGGCCTACTACCTCTGCATAGGCATTGACACGCTCGACGAGGCGTGCCGCTACGCCACGAAGAAAGACGCGCTGGACACCTTCCGCGACGTAGCGGAAGGGCTGGCCCGTTTCGGCCAGGACGTGCAAGGCACGATCCACGTGGCCGACAGGCGCAGCGAGATCGTCGAATGCCCTGACTGGGTGCTCAGCCTCGGCCCGCGTGGCGGGCTGCGCTGCGAAAGGTGCTGACCAACTAGGACAACCCGTCCTAGTTGAGCGTGCTGCCCTGCCTTTGGGCAGGGCATCGCCCTGCCTTCGCGCAGCCCAGTGCGCTTGAAGTTCCACATCGTGGGAAATAATTTCACATTGTGAAACGTGTGGTAGTTGTCCCGCACCTAGCGTGCGCTGGGTAGCACTTCGGACGCTGCAAGTCCTTGATCCGTAAAGCTTTCTTATTTATTATTGGATGAATGATGAATGATATGTATGTATATAGAGCTGGGAATTTTCTTTTTTGAAAATGCAGCAAGGAATTTCCAAAATCTTTTTCCAGTCCTGTCCTAAGAGATACACTCCTGCAAAAGTAGACATCTGGCCACGAATCGGATTTCTCAATGCTGACAACGCTACTTAGCGTCCAATGTTGCGTCCACTTCGTCGTGTGTCTGGGACATTCCCGGGTTTTGCTGGACGCAAACCTTACACGAAACTTACGCCTGCCCAACTAGGACAGCCCGTCCTAGTTCAACCCCGGGGCACACGCCCCACAGAAAGGAGCTTTCCCGTGTACTACGAACGCTTTTTAACGAAGGCAGACTGCCCGCGCTGCGGGCAGGCACGCCCGCTGCACGAATTCCGCAAGTGGTGGGGGCCGAAGCGCATGCTGCGCACGCTCTGCGTGCACTGCGAGCCGGAGAAGTCTTTGGAACAAATGACCCCGGAGGAGCGCATCACTGCGCTCGACCAGCAGCGTGCCTACGTCACGCCTGTCCGTGTGGCTCGCCTCAATGAGGCGGACGCCATGGCGATCAAGCAGCGCCGGTCAACGGGGACGAGGCGGCGCCACGCTGCCGAGCGTGTGCGTGCGTGGTCTCCCACGCTCAAGGTCTTGAGGGCTGAGCGATTGTGGGCGCAGCAGCATGCTGCGGACCCGGCGTCGCCTGCCTGGGGGAGGTTCTTCGAGGCCTACGAGGCGGCCTTGACGGACGCCTTGCGGCGTGCTGTGGCTGCGCGTGGCAACGCGTCGCGGACGCCCTCGCGGATACAGCCCACGCCTGATCAGGCAGACCCCATGCACTGGCTGCATGATGTCACTATCAACACGCTGCGGCGGCTCTACAGCGACTGCGCCCCTGTGCGTGGTCGCAAGCTGTACCGCGATCCACTGTTCTTGGCCAACTAGGACGCGGTGTCCTAGTTAAACACTGAAGGAGAGAAGCAATGAAGATCATCGTTGGCCACGGGGCCTATCGGGGCGCGAACGCCCTGCGCGTACACCACACCACGCACGGTGCGGTGATGGACTTGATCCGTCGCGGCGTGGACCGCATGGTCGCCCGCAAGAAGGTGACCGAAGCGGCGGGCAACCCGTATCAGCACACGATCCTGAGCACCAAGAACGGTGCCGAAGTCATCGAAGTTGTCGCAACTACTGAAGGAGAGAAGTGAAATGGAAGTCTTGCATCTGGAGCAACGCGTCACCCACCGCTATGTGGGCACCTACAGCCACCTCGACGAATGGCGGGACGTCTGTTCCGCCCCGGTCATACTGACCCCTGGCAAACTGGTCAAACCCGGCAACAATTACGACGAGGGGAACACCTACCTGCGCTGGGCTACGCTGCCGCGCCTGCCCCGGCGTGCTGACCGAACGCATGCTGCTGGTGCTCTGGAGGACATGCTCTCTAGCTGGGGCTGTCATCACGAGTACGACTGCTGTGGCTGCGCTTCGGTCAGCACCCGGGTGCTGCGTCGCAAAGGTCGGCGTGTGCTGCTGCGCACGACGGTTACTCGCAACTACTGAAGGAGAGAAGCAGGCGTAGCCTGAAAGGAACAGTCATGAACATCCACCCCGACGACAAGCTGCTGCTCGCAGCATGCGCACTCATCGCAGCACTGATGCTGCTGGGTATCATTTAATTGAGGGGGGCATCCCGCCCCCTGTTTCAACTAGGACATAATGTCCTACTTCAAGGAGAGAAGCAATGAAGGAAGTCCGCATCATCTACAACCGCATCCTCGGCGGTTGGTTCGTCGTGCGCGGAGCGCACCAGACGCCCCTCACCGGGCGCTTCGACACCAAGGCAGAAGCCATCGCATGGCTGACAAGGAAGGAGATCTGACATGACCCGCAAGACCCAACCCATCACATCTATCGACTACGCAGGGCGCACACGCGTCTTGCGCACGGCGGGCGGCAACGGCACCACCGTCCACCAGGGCTTCGTAGCGCTGTCCCACAGGGGCGAGCGCTGGGTGATCACCGGAGGCAGGGCGCCTCACAAGGAGAGCAGCAGCGGGCGTGTCTACGCCACTCTGTACGCGCCAGCCAGCCCGGACGTCTCCGACGTACGCCACGCTGTACGCGCCATTCACGACGTCGAGTTCTTCCCCGGGGTCTTCGACCTCGTGTGGGTGCCCACCGAGAACAAGAAGGAGCAGGCGCACGCCTGAGATACACGCCCCTTACCGGGGGACGCCCGTCCCCCAACCGTCGCCGCTGCGGCTCAGCGGCAACCTGTACTAGGACAACGTGTCCTACTTGAGAAAGCAACGAGCATCATGAAGACCATCGACATCAACACCACCGACGCCCCCATCACCCCTGCCGCTGTGCTCAAGCAGCAGCTCGCATCCAACGGGCACCGCGTCCGCATCGCGCAACACAGGCGGGTGCTGCTCACCGCCCTCGGGCGGCTGCCGCAGGTGCGCAAGGCCTTCTTCACATACACCCGCGCCTTGCGTAGCCTGCCCCAGGCTGGCCCTGACGCAGCCCCCTGGCTGAGCGTCGGGGAGTACGGCCCCGAGGTGGCCATGGGCATGAGCGTGCGCGACCTGCCGTCCCTCAAGGACAAGGGGCTGATGCGCGTGCTGGCTGCCTTCGCGGGGGACGAGTGGACGGCCACGTCCACGGACTACACGGACGACGTGCCGAACCGCGACTATCGGTTCCGCTGCGACATCGCTGCGCCGCTGGAGCACCTGCGCCTGACAGCCGCAGAGCAGCGCTCCCTGGCGTGGCTCAGCGAGCACGCCCCGTACGAGGTGCCGAGGACTGCGACGCTGACCGTGTCCGTGTATGCGTACGTCAAGGGCGACAGCGACGCCTGCCGCATCGAGGTGACGGGCATCGAGGAGATCGTCACCAAGCGCGAGGTCAAGAAGATCGTGTGCGCCTGATCAGGCGCTCAACCCGGGGGAGTCTTCCCCCAACCGTGGCCCCTGCGGACCAGGGGCAACCTGTACCTGAGAGAAGAGAGCAACATCATGATCGACATCAACACCATCCTCACCCAAGCCCTCGCTGCCGCTGTGGCAGAAGCCACCAAGCCCCTGGTGGAGCGCATCGCTGCGCTGGAGGCGCGCCTGCTGGCGCTGGAGAACAACCCCGCCCAGGGCGTGGACACCACGCTGAACGCGGGGGAGATGGCGCTGCAGAACCGTGTCTTCTCGGTGGAGGCGGTGGCGAGTCGTCTTCACGAGCGCACCCTTGCGCTGGAGAAGCACACCGCTGTGCTGGACCAGCACGGGGGCATCCTTGAGTACCTCGACAACCAAGAGTGGTTCTGGGAGAAGGTGCGTCGCTTCGCCGACGCCGCAGCCCAGGCTCATATGGAGGAGCACATGGAGCAGGCCAACCACCCCGACGAGGACGACATCCAGTCGCGTATCGACTGCGCCATCGAGCAGCACGAGGAGGACTGCACGCACGGCGACAGGGACGACATCGAGGAGATCGTCGAGAAGCTGCTGAACAACGCGAGCATCAGCATCAGCGTCTAAGCCGCAGACGCGGCACAACCCCGGGGGCTACGGCCCCCACTTTTAGGAGAGAGAAACCATGAAGAACCCCGACAACATCCACGACGCGCTGCGTCAACTGAACACGCTGCTTGCCGCTGCGGGCAACGATTTGGAGCGGTATCTGGAGTCGCCCTCCGACATCGACCCGGAATACTTTGAGGCCGTCAAGGACGCGGTACTTGATGCCCGTCTGCTCGTCACATGGATTCGCGACAACTTCATTCTGTGAACCCCAAAGGAGAGAGCAAATGCTTATCAGCTACAACGCATCCGTCTTCACGCCCGCCGGTTGGCGTGGCGTCCGCATCCAAGCCCGCGCTGAGCGCACCAGTCAAGGCATGGCCAAGATACTTGAAGTGCTGACCATCGACGGCGAAACCCCGCACCACGGACAGAGCCGCACCGGTGCCCGCCGCCAAACCTACAACGGCAGCGGGGTTGCCCAGCGCGAAGTCGGCGCTCGCAAGCGCCTGTCGGCCTGCATCGTGGAGGCCGCATGAAGAACCCCGACAACATCTCTAGGAGCACCAACATGATCGACTACACCAACGCCACTACCGCACGCATCGGTCCCTGGACCGTGCGCCTCGTGTTCAAGGGCGAGCGCTACGGACGAGACGGCGTGATGCTCAACGAGCAGACCATGCCGATGGTGGAGTTCTACGATACCGAGCAGGACAAGGCCAAGTTCGGCCCCTGGGGCCAGTTCGTCACGCGGTACTACCTCGACACCCTGATGGAGACCCGCAAGCACCCCGGCATGCCGCTGTGCCTGCACGGGGGGTACCCGAACGACTGGACGGTGTCCGGTGAGCACATGTCGCTCGTCGAGCACTGGCTGCAGGTGCAGAGCACCTACGCCGCAGCCAAAGCAGACTGAAATCGCGGATTTCAGTCTTCAACCCCGGGGGCTTCGGCCCCCTTTCTTTTTACAGGAGCACGCAACCATGCAAACGATCCACATCTCCATCATGACCGGCAAGCTCGACGGCCTACGCGCCATCAGCACCAACACGCGCACCAACGACTACTGCATCAAGCAGAACGCGTCCGGTGACCCCAACAACATCTGCACCAAGTGCTACAGCCACACCATGCTGTCCTCGTACCGCAAGAACATGCAGCCCGCGCTTCAGCGCAACAGCGACGCGCTGTCCGCCGCGCCCCTGGCGCCCGACGCCATACCACGCATCCTCGACGCAGTCTTCCGCTTCGACGCACACGGGGAGTTGATCAACGACACGCACCTCTCCAACCTGTGCGCCATCGCCACGCGCAACCCGCGCACGTCCTTCGCCCTGTGGACCAAGCGCAACGACATCGTGTCCAAGCACTTCCGCAGCAACCCCAAACCAGTCAACCTCATCCTGATCTACAGCAACCCCAAGATCAGCAACATCATGCGCAAGCCGCCGAGATACTTCGACCGCACGTTCAACAACGTGCTGGAGCATGAGCACGTGGAGCAGCAGAACTGCACCGGACAGAAGTGCGCCGACTGCCTGCTGTGCTACACCCCCGGTAATGGGGTGACGACCATCGTCGAGAAGGTCAAGAAGTACTGAAGGAACAGTCATCCCCACGGCAACTAGGACACGGCGTCCTAGTTGTCTTTTTACTATCAACAATCCCGCAGTGTGTTACACTGCA